GTTCTATTTTGGTGCGCAATTAGCTAAGGGGAAGTAAATGACATATAGAGAAGTAATAAACGAAGTATTAATAAGGCTAAGAGAAACACCTATTGCTTCTGATTGGAGTGGTTCTATTAACGATAGTAGCACAGTATCTGATTACAATAAAGTTATAGGAGCTTTGGTCAATGACGCTAAAAGAAGTATAGAGTCTTACCATGATTGGCAGATACTTAGGGAAACTGTTAATATAACTACAGTAGCAGATACTAAAAACTATAGCTTAAGTTCAGGACAAGAGTTTAAAATATTAGATGTAATTAACAATGCTACAGGTAATGAATTACTACAAGTAAGTAGAGCTTATCTTAATAGAGAAAGATACCCTACAGCCTCTACAGGAGAACCTCATTACTATGGTTTTAACGGAGCAGATAGCTCTAATAACCTTAAAGTAGATTTATCTCCTACACCTAACAAGGCTGAAACTATTTCTTTTGACATAGTAAAGTATCAAGATGCACTTACTACTGCTAGTACAGTTGTCAAGATACCTACAAAGCCTTTAATACTAGGAGCTTATGCTAGAGCTTTATCTGAGCGTGGAGAAGATGGTGGTACACAGTCATCTATAGCAGCACAAGAAGCAGCTTCATCTATTTCACAAGCTATTATGATGGATGCAGGTAATACTCAGTTTGAATCAGATTGGTTTATGGGAAATATTCACTAATGGCTAAACAACTAGCATATCAATCTTTAACTAATTTAGGTGTTAATGGTTTAAATACGCAGTATAACCCTGCGGTTTTAGACCCATCATTCCTTACTGCTGCTGATAATGTAATGCTTAGAGAATCAGGTAGGATATCTTTTAGAAAAGGTTTAAAACAAAAAGTAGTTCCTACTGGTACAGCTATAGGTTCTATGGTAGAACATAATGATGCTGGAACTAATAAAATATTTGCTAGTTATGGTACTAGTATTTACACAATTGACTTTACATCTCCTAATGCTGCTTTTCCTAGTAGCGGTGCTGATGTTAAGCATACCGTTTCAGGCAGTTCAGGTAATTGGCAATTTATAAATTTTAATGAAAGGTTACATTGTTTTCATGTAGGCATAGTACCTCAAAGATATGATGGTGCTTTAAGTGCTGGTTCTAGATGGGCAGCGTTTAACAATAGTACTAAGCCTTCTGGATTAACTACATTTGACCCTAGCTGTGGCATGGGTTTTTATGGTAGAATGTTTGTAGGAGGAGTAACAGAAAACAAAGCTGTAATGTATTACTCTGTTTTATTAGATGGAGATGATTATACAGGTACAGGCTCAGGATTATTAGATTTAAAGAAAGTTTGGGATAATGATGAGATAGTAAATATTGCTCCTTTCTTTGGACAGTTAGTTATATTTGGTAAAAACAATATAGCTATATATGACAACCCTGATGATGTAACTAACATGTCATTAAATGAAGTTATTAGTGGTGTAGGTTTAGTTAATAGAGATTCAGTACAAGCAGTAGGAGATGACTTAGTATTTCTTTCTGCTACAGGATTACGCTCACTTAATCGTACTACTGAAAAAGATAAAGTACCTTTAACTGATTATAGTGTTAATATAAAAGATACTTTAATAAGAAATATAGGTGCAAGTGCTGCTGTAAAATCTGTATACCTAGAAGATGAAGGTGTTTATATTCTTACTTTTACAGAAAAGAACATTACATACGCATTTGATTTTAAACATATAACACCTAATCAAGCTCCTCGTGTAACAACATGGAGTTTTGATAACGACAGAGAACCTGCTTGTATGATAGATACTGAATTATATAGCGGTTTATTAGTAGGGCAAAAAGATGGTGGAATAGCAGGATATGAAGGGTATTTTGATACGGATTTGGCTTGGGTTAGTTCGGCAGCTAGTTATACTAATTCTCCTATTACCGCTGATGTTAGTTCTATATGGATACCTTTAGGAGAAGGCATTGTTGCTTCTATTTTAAAAAGGTTAAGATTAGTACTACAAGGTGGTTCTGGAGCAGTATTAGGAGTAAAGTGGTATAAAGATTATAGCCTTGATTTTTCTTCTGCTCAAATAAACTTAAATCCTGCTACTACAGGAACAGTAGCTTTATGGGGAGCCGCTGCTTCTTTATATGGTGCTTCTAAGTTTACGCCTATATATGGATTACAAGAATATAACACACCTTTAACAGGTAGTGCTAAACATTTACAATTAAATTTAAGTATTGTTAGTAATGGCTATGATACTTCAATTCAAGATTTATCAATTATATCTTTACAAGGGAAAATACGATGAGTGATTACACTATAGCAGTCAATTGGTCAGGTAAAGACTCACTTTCAGATAGTGACTCTGCCAAAGTTATATCAGGTGCTGATTTTAATACTGAATTTACAACAGCTAGAACAGCTATTAATTCTAAAGCAGACTTAAATGGAGATTCTGGAGAAGATTTTGCAGGCAATAATGTAACAGTAGCAGGTACACTTAATGTTACAGGCATACCTACTATACCTACTGCTGCTACTTCTACTAATACTACACAAGCAGCTAGTACAGCAATGGTACAAGCAGCTATTGATGCTGATGTAACAACACACGCAGCACTTAGGTCTAGTGAAACAGTTTACGGACACGCTAAGATTTATACATCAGGTGGAGATTTATACATAGTAACTACATAATATGGGTGATTTATATTTTAATGGTTCTGCGATAGCAGCAGGTAAAAAAGTCAAGTTCAATGGCTCTGATATGTCTAATGTGTATCTTAACGGTACAAAGATTTGGACATACTATATACCTGCTTTAACAGGATTTACATCAAGTGGCACTTATCAAATTAATGGTGCTGAAACAAGTATTCAGTACAAAGCCTCTGGAGGAGGAGGAGGCGGTGGAAAGAACTTATGTAAAAACTGTACACCTATTCATGGTGGAGCAGGTGGTTCTACAACTTTATCGTTTCAAAAAGCTGATGGTACTGTAGTTCATACTATAACTGCATCAGGTGGTTCTGGTGGTTCTATGGGTGGCGGTTCACCTACTGGAAGTCATGGAGATTTTAGTGTTCCTTCTGGCTGGTCTACTTCTATATGGACAAGCACAGTTTCAGATGGTGGTGTAGGTGGATTTGGTGAAGAAAATTGCCCAGGTGGTAACAGAGGAACAGCAGGTGGAACTGCTTCAGGAACATACACAATACCTACAAGCGGAAATATTCCAACAAAGATTGTAATTACTATTGGTGGCGGTGGTTATGGCGGTTTATGTGGAGAAGGTAATTTTTCAGGTGCAGGAGTAGCAGGTGCAGCTTCAATACTAGGTGTACTTTAATTAATTAGGAGATAGGAATGGCAGATGCAATGAGTTTAATAGCAGGCGCAATAGGAAGTGCGTTACAGGCTAAAGGAGCTAAAAAAGCAGCAGCGGAAAATCAAGCAGGACAAGAAACAGCAGCTAAATATGCTTTAGAAGGTTCTTATCCTTACAATGTAGCTGGCTCGCTTGGTGGTGTTCAATTTGATAATGAAGGTAAGGCTATAGGATTAGGTTTATCTGAAACTTTCCAGAAGCAGCAAGATGCTATGATATCTTCTGCCGATGCTAATAGAGGATATTTAGCAGGTATAGAAGCTGACCCACTTACAGCAGAAAACAGATACTATGACCAGCAGATGGCTTTACTTGCTCCGGGTCAAGAAGCAGACAGAGAAGCTTTAGATGCTCAGTTAATAGCTAGAGGTATGTTAGGTTCTACTGGTGGTATGGGTCAGATGCAAGGACTAAGAGAAGCGCAAGGTACTACTAATTTACAAGTTAGACAATCAGCTAGCGATAGAGTACAAGATATGATAGATAGATATAGAGGTAGAATAGCAGAAGATGTATCTAATGCTACTGTATTAGGACAACAACCTTTAGCTTACGCTGAGCTAGGGGTAAAAACTGGAGGTATGCTTTCACAAGCAGCTATGTTAGGTTCTAGGTATTTATCTGGAGCTGCTTTAACTAATGCTAATATGACTATGGGTAGGTATGGTGGTTTAGCCAGAGCTGCTAATAGTTTTAAAAGCTATAAACCTCAAAGTACTAGAAGCTATAGCACTAGTCGTCAATACGGTGGTGCAGGACAAACACCAACTAGCGTAGCTGGTAGATTATAAGGAGAAAATAATGGGAATGTTTGATTTTAACCCAGCCGATGTAAGAGTAGCTACTTCTGAAGGCTATACAAATGCACCTATGTTAGGAGCATTTGCTGGTTACGGTGGCATGCTTCAAGGTATAGGTAAACTAGCAGGTTTTCAAGATGAAGAAGACTTATTAAAAGATATATATGATACTTCTGATTTTACTACTAAAGAAGGAAGAGAAGAAGCTATAGCTAGAATTAGACAAGTTAATCCTGAGAAAGCTGCTGTGTTAACAAAACAAATATTAGAGCAAGAACAAGCAGAAGCTGCTATTGTTAATACTCAAATACAAACAGATAATGCTAAGTTAGAAAGAGCAAAAGTTATTTACGGTCCAGCTTTAATAAGAAAGTTTGAAACTGATGTAAGTAACACAGGGCAACGAGCAGCTATACATGCTTTTCTTACTGCTGAAAGGGTTGATTTTAAGCCTACAAAAGTGCTTACAATGATAGACGCTATTAAAGCAATTGAAGATGATGTTGGAGATAAAGGCTCAGGTACTTACATAACAGCATTAAAAGCTTATGTTGGAGATAAGCGAGATTTATTTGTAAATCAAGGAGTTTATGCAAAAGCAGGATTAACTCTAGATACTAGTGAAGATACTACTGTAGCAGAGTCTACAGTAAGAGGTGATTTAATAGACCCACCACCTGCTGACACAACTGTTTATGCAGCTGATGAAGTTAATGAAAATGATAGTAACTTTACAAAAGCTTATAAAAAGAATAAAGCTACAAACGAAATAAAACAAAAGTTACAAGATGTTAAACAGAGTTTATTTAATTTAGGCATAGAAGCTTTTATGCCTCAAGATAGATTGGCTATTGAAAATGCTGAAGATGCTGTTTCTGCTTGGATAGCAGGACCAGCTTTTGGTACTGGAGAAATTACTGGCATGGACTCATCAGCTTTAAATTGGTTTTTGTCACAACCTCCTGAAGAGTTA